TCGTGGTCAGGAGGCTTCAAATTGCAATCCTTACGGCTTATGTCTTTTTTGTAAATGATATATTCCTCTTTTTCGTCATTTTCAAAATTTCCCAAGAACTTGATTTTTGTTATAAAAGTGATGATTGCTTTCATACATTTTCCTTTCAATTTTTGCTTGCCGGGCTTGTGACCGGGCCGCGCATTACCAGGGCTTTTACGCCCTGTCACTCTGCTCTAATAATCCGAGAACAATTCGTTAAGCCGTTCCAGCTCTTCCGGAGTAAAGGCTTTTTTCAGTGCTTGAGCGGTTTTCAGACATTCGTCGTAGATTTTTTCAGCCTTACGGGAATCGGGATAAAAGCCAAAATCGGCGGCCCAGTTCTTTCGCCTTTCGAGAAAGGCGGTAAGGCACCTTGGTTAGTTCAACGGTAATGTTCATTTCATTCAGGACGTTTTCAATTTCTTTCTTTTCCATACTATTCCTCCAATAATTTTTCGATGTAGGCATTGCGTAATGCCCAATATATGCCGAAATGGTTACGGCTCAAAAGCTGCTTCAAGGTGGTGAGGATTCTTAGGCGGGGATGCTTCATGGTTTTACTCCGTAATTGTGTGCGCGTCATAGCCCCAAAAATGCAATGCTTCCCAGGGATCGAGTAATACCGTGATAGGCCATCCGCGGTTTAAGTCTTTAAGTTGTCTTTTCTTTTCGGGTAAAGACTCCTCCAATTCTTCAAAAGACTGAAAATATGTGGGCCCACCACGTTCACCCATGTCTTTCATGTGTTGATTGATTTTCACTTGGAGTTTTTCGTCTACCGGATACATGACGTAACCTGGACGGCTTGACTCGATTCTGAATTTTTTCATACATTTTCCTTTCTACGATACATACGTTCCAACTTGATACCATTCTCCGTCATGAGAGACGCGAATCAGAATACCAGAAAAGAAAGAATCCGAAGAATACCCTTCCCATGTTTTTGGAAATGAGGAATTCTCTCCGATTCGCATGAACTCCGACAAGTGATACCAGTTTTTCCGGTACTGGAAAAATCCGTCATACCCTTCATCTTCTGAAAGATACTCGAATTGATTTTTCAGAACCTTTTCGGGGACTTCATTTCTGTATTTGAAGTTTTTCCATTTGTTGTTTGTGATGATTTTCATATTATTTCCTTTCTAATTCATTCGTTTTCGGATTGTTCTTGCCATCCGTATTCAATCGCGTAAAGCGGCCGTCCATTAGACCGCTCAAAGATAACCACATTGTATTGATCGTCCTCGACACCACATTTCCCGGCCGATTCGGGTTTCAGATAGCCCTCATCCCGAAAATATTTCAGGATTTTCCGGTTCGTGTCGAGGGCCTTGAAGGCTTCGTTACTGATAGAGTCTACCTCATACCATTGGTTCCATGTCCAGCCTCCCATGTCTTTCCATGCGTCTATTGATAGGATTCTCATATCTTTCACCTCATCTTAAAATTTTAACCCCACGCAATAAATATACGCATATGTTATACCAACCTTGTGTTAATGCCGTTTTCCGCGTTTTGCGCCGAAAAAGGTATACCGATTTGTGGCGCGTATACCTCAAAACTGGTAGGGAAAAATTACCTTGTGTGGTAAAAAAGAAACAAAACGCATTGAAAATAAATAATTATTTATTCTGCCTTGATAAAACAGAAAGGACGTAAGAAACGTCATAAATGTTTCCCGTGAAACAATGGTTGTATAGGAAACTAATTTTTTCTAGGCGAACAAAAAGCGAATAAGTATCTTTCCGTTATTTTGCATAACGCGAACAAAAAGCGAAAATGTTTATTCATGCGTGTTTTCGTGCCTGCTGAACGACTGCTAATATACATTACGTAAACTGAATTGAGCTTTTCCGTTGATAGAGCCGATCATAGACTGGTAGACGTGGAGAACCGCGCTACTGGTCGGATGGTAGACGTAGATTGATCCCGATGCGAAACGCAGGCACGGCAAGCATGGGGGGGGAGTAGGGGGTGTCTTTTGTCCTGTGAATTTCGTGTCGCGTATAGTCAGACTTCGTGCCGACGTAATAATTTATTAAAGCTTTACAAGTTGACGTAATGTAAACTTTAAGTTAACATATAGGAAACGGTGAAGGAGGGAATTAACTATGGCTGGACATACCTCGTGGAAATGTATGGAGTGTTCCTATCTGGACATTCGGCACATGGAGGAGAAGCCCACTTGTTACAATATCAAGGTGTGTGCTCGTCGGCGTTCATATTATCGGGATCACGACGCGAAGAAGACGAAAATGCGTATGAGGTTTGTGGCGTATCAGAATCAGGCGAATGAATGTTGCTTGTGCCACGCAAAACATCGGCTCGAAACACACCACATCGAACCCCGACATGGGAAGGAAAACCGGGATGAGCTTTCCAATATGCTCACGCTTTGCCATGACTGTCATGTGATTGTGGAGTCATATACGCGAAAGGTCCGGGTTTTTTATTCCTTGCAAGAGTCGCTTGCTACTGGGGTAAATGTTACCCCCAAAATGAAGGAATAATGAAGGTCTTGCAATCCGTTGTTTACAAACAACCCCAAGTGTGGTAAATTTACCTCATGGATAATAGCGGAATGGTGGTAAAGAAGAAGTCTGGCCCCAAGAGGGAGCATGTCACAGAAGAAGAGAGGGGAGCTATGAAGGCCCTTCTCAGGCTGAAGATTTATACATGTTCTGAGATTGGGGCTATGGTTGGGAGATCGGCTGACGCTGTGGAGAAGGTGGCTAAGCTGTCTAAGCTCCCATTGGTCGGGCAGAGTAAGAAGACAGAGGAATACAAACAACGTCTGGCTATTATGTTTGGGGATCTATCTGAGAAGATGTTGGATAGTCTGGCGAAGTCCCCAGATAAAGCGTTGGAGAAAACCTCGATAGCTCAACGCGCTATGGTGGCTGGAATCGCGACGGATAAGATGTTGGCTCTGACAAAGACCAAGGAAGAGGAACAGCAGACGATCAATCTTTCCTGGGTGCAGCTCGTTCAACAATCCACGCCCGGACGTAGGAAAGATAATTCCTCTTCGTCAGCTCCTCCGGCGATTGATGTTGAGGAAGCGAAGATAGTGGAACCCGCCCCCAGCCCCGAAGATGGGGATAAAGACTTTTTGGAATAGGAGAATAAAGCATGGTCTCTAAAAATAAAAAAATTGATGAAAACCTTAAAGTGATGGTTTCCCCCGAGGAAGTGACGGCGTTCTTTGCCAAGTATGGGAATTATCGTATCGGTTCCGGCCCCACGATTGAGGAAATGTATCGCATGTTCAAGGCCCGGGAAATGGGAGAATTGGATCTTTAATGCCTCCGATCATAAACCCCATAGCCAAGAAGATCGCCGACGAGCGGGAGCAGCAACTAAAAATCCTGGAGCGTTGGCGTAACTCTGTTTTGCTTTTTGCAAAAGAGGCTTTTCGGTTTGAGCCGTCAAACCAGCATGAAGAATTTTTCAAGGAACTGTCTAGGCTGGTAAACGCAAAACGCAAGCTCGACGAGGGGCAACCCATGAGCGAGACAGAGAAGAAGTATGCAATTAAGCGCGGGATAAGCATACGTGGGGGCAAGGGCGTGGGGAAGGATGCGGCAACATCCATAGCGGTATTTTGGTTTCACCTGCTGTTTAACTCCCGAACGTATCTGGTGTCCCCGTCTTTGGATAACTTGAAGAGTTCGTTGTTGGCTGAAATGGGGAAATGGCATTCGGCGAAGATGCCCGATGGGTCTAATGCCTGCGTTGTGAAAGACTTGTTCGTGTTCCAGGCAGAGAGTTGTTATCTTGCGTCTGACGAGAACAAGGGAAAGTCTTGGTACGTCCGATCATGCACGGCGGGTCCGAACACGCCTGCCGGGAAACAACTGGAAGTCATGTCTGGGAAGCACAATCGGTATATGGCTTTCTTTGTGACGGAAGCCTCGGGGGTTCCTGACGCGGTATTCTCTCCGATTGATACGACGTTCACGGACCCCGTGAACTTTATGATTATGACGTGGAACCCGACTCGGCGTAGCGGTTTCGCGTATGACACCCATTTCGGGAAAGATCAAGAATTTTGGATCAATCTGCATTGGTCGGCTGAAGATTCCAATATGGTCACGCCTACCCAGATCGAATACATGAAAAAGAAGTACGGGCGCGAATCTCCTGAGTATCGGGTATCTGTGTTGGGGATGCCGCCTGAAGCCGATCCTGGGAGCGTCATTCCGTACGAATGGGTGTTTGAAGCCGCTAGTAAGGACAAACCCAAGCCGGAGGAAATAAACGAATACCCTATTGTCTTTGGGGTTGATGTAGCGAACCAGGGGGGCGACTCTTCGGTCATTCTGGTTCGCCAAGGCCCGTTGGTTCACGAGATATTAGAGTTCAATCATCTTGACACTATTGAACTCGCGCACTGGGTTATGAGAACAGCAAATCTTTGGGAGCCTTCGGCGATATTTGTTGAAACAAATGGATTGGGTGTAGGAGTTTATGACCACCTACGAAAGTTCGGGCAACCAAATGTAAGAAGTGTGAATGTGGCTAGAGCGTCTACATCTGATAAATACCAGAGAATACGGGATGAATTGTGGTTTAAGGCCCGTGCCAGATTTCAGGAAGGAACTCTTTTCATCCCCAAAGATGCAAAATTGATTTCGGAATTATCTACGCCGAAATACGAAGTAAAGGAACGTGGCCGAATTAAGGTAGAATCAAAGTTGGATATGCGTCGACGTGGTATGCCTTCGCCCAACCAGGCAGATGCGTTGATATTTACTTTCATGGCCCCGGATGAGACGTTCACATTGGCCGCAGCGCAGGCCAAAGAAGATAGGGATTATCAATCCCGGCGAAAAACAGGTAGAAGTGTGACGAAACATTCATGGATGCGGGTATAACAAAGGAGAATAGGGACGATGCCTGAATTTTTAACGACGACAGTGAGCGGTAAAAAGCCTCACAAGCATATCATTTACCGGCTCGATGATGGAACTGGGCTCTCTTCTCCTCATAAGGATGGGAGCCAACACGTAATCATACGTGAGCAACAGCCTGTGGGCGCGATGCAAGGTGTGCTAGCGCAAAACATGCTTCCACAAATCCAGACGCCAGCGGTATCAGAACGGCTCTCTTTGGCCCCTGACGGACACACTCACGAGATACTTCCGCTTGAGGAATACTCGGCCCCGTCGAAGATCGAATCTGAAACGGATGAAGAGAAGATCGACGATGTAACGACGATGTATAAAGACGCTTCCCTCTATGAAAAAGACGCACGAGAAAAGGGGAGGGAGTCAAAAGATTTTCTTGCTGGGAACCAATGGCCTAAAGAAATCAAGGAGTATCTTGAGAGTTGTAATCGGGCCTGTTTGACAATCAATCAAGTAGAGCCAAACCACGATGTTTTGTCTGGGATATTCCGCGACAACCGTACGGATTTCAAGGCTTTGCCGGTCGAGAATGGGGATTCCATCACGGCTGATATTTTGTCCATTGTGATGAAGCAAGTCACGAATCTGACGGGTTACACCCAAGAGGAAAACCAGGTATTCGACGATGTTCAGGATACTGGGCGTGGATTCTTTGAGATTTTCATGGATTATGACAAGGACATCCAGGGCCAGATTCGGATTGGGCATATCCCTTGGGATCGAGTTTATTGCGGTCCCCACGATAAACTAGACGGTTCTGACATGGAATATGTTATCAAGAAAGATTGGTTCTCTTACAAGAAAATGAAGCAGCTTTGGCCCGAAAAAGTCGAGGATATCGACAAGATGGTTGAGCTGACGCAAGACGAAATTCGTACTTTGCGAGAAGAGCCTGGGGCTAAGTTCGCTATCGTTGGGGCCGAGAACCTGGAAGACCTCGAATTATCTGATCATTCCAACAAGAAATATGCGGTATTGGAATGCGAACGGAAGGTATATCGGACGGTCAAAGTCATCATTGACGAGGACACGGGCTTTGTGTTTGATGGGGGTTTGCTGAGTCCGAAAGATTTGGCTGATGCTCTTAAGATCAAAGAGTTTCGGACAATCCAGCGGAACATTCACGATATTCGCGTGACGATTATCGCCGGGTGTGTGGTGCTTGATGACTTTATCGCGGATCGGCCTACCAATGATTTCTCGGTCATCCCAGTTTACTGCAAAAAATCAGGGAAAGATTTTTGGGGAAAGATCGAAGCAATCAAAGACGCTCAACGGGAGCTTAACAAACGCCGCTCCCAGAACACAGATATCATGGATCGGTGCGTTATTGATGGGTTCTTCACCGATCAGAACACGTTCGTAAACAAGCAGGATGAGGAAGATTTTGAAGAGAACGTAGCAAAGCCTGGATTCCATCAGAAGATTCAGGATCTCAAGAATCCACCACTGAAAATTTCTGCCAATCCGTTTCCAACTGGGGTTGTGCAAATGGAAACGATGGCCGGAGATTCGGTTCGCAAGATCTCTGGCGTGACATTGGAAATGGCAGGTATGGAAGAGAACTCGACAAACTCCGGGGTTCTTTTTGCGGCCAAACAACGCCAGGGAATGGTCAGCCAGAAATTTCTTTTCGACAATTTCGCGATTGCCAAGAAACGTCTCGGCAAGCAAATCGTCCAGTATATCCAAGACAATTACACGGCAGATCGTATTCTCCGGCTCATTATGTCCTCTCAAAGCCGGGAGAATGGGATCATGGTCGGGGGAACGGATCTTGGGACTTTCCCGGTTGAGCAATTAGCTGGATTGATTCAGCAAGCCTTGGATAACCAGGATCTTCTGAAGTTTGATATTGAGATTTCCGAATCCCCCTACTCTTCCACCGCTCGTCAAACGTCGGCCTTGCTCATGCTGGAGATGGCCCGCTCCCAACCTGGGATTATCCCTCCTGATCTTATCATCGACGCTTTTGATATGCCCGGAAAACAGAAAGTGTTGGCTCGTCTGGCTCAGTTCCAGCAACAGCAGATGCAACAGGAACAGGCGAAAAACGATACAGAGATCCAGAAAACGCTTATCGCGGCAAACGCGAAGAAACAAGAGAATGTCCCCAATGAACCAAATCTCCCGAATGAAGTGCCTTTACAGGAGAAAATGTAATGAATAAAGAAGAAAAACTGTATCGAACCCTCTTGTGTTTTGTGGTCACTTCATGTATCATAGGCTCCTTGGTCATGTTTTTCTTGATGTGAGCCTCTGACAACATCCTCTCTTTGCGGAACCCGGCAGGTTTGCCATAATCCTGCCGGGTTTTCTTTTGCGTCCGAAATTCTTGTTTACATAAATCTTGACTTTTGGGCGTATTAGAATTATTCTGAATTTGAAGTGTGGTAAATTTACCACACAATACATCCACACACCTCTTACGAGGAAGGAGTATTTACTTTGACAACTGAAATTCAGACCCCCGAAAAACTCTCTGATGCCGACCTTGACAAAGCCCTTGCGGGTGATGAACAGGTCATTAACGATGAAGGAATGATTGAATCCGCTGGTGACGCTGATCCGGTCGTTTCTGTCGAGGACGAACCCGAAGGAACGGGAACCCCTGGGAGTAACCCTCCTAATCCCGAAACCCCTCCGGCTAAAACCTTGGAGGAAAGACTTGCCAAGCTGGAAAAGCGGCTGACCGACAAAGATCGTTACATCGAAGAGAGAAACGCCGAAATCGGTAGACTCCGTAAGCAGATTTCCGAGGAGCCAAAGAAACTCCACGAGGTAACAGCGGATTCGTTTTTTGAAGATCCCGTTGCCAATGTGGAAAAAATCACTGAAAACCAGCGTATCAAACTGGAACAGGAACAGCAAAGGCGGCAAGAGCAAACCAGGGAACTGATTGAAAAGCATCGTTCTATCGTTCGTCAGATCGCCCCGGACTACGAGCAGAATGTAGATTCTGTTGCTGAAGTCCTGAAACAAGACGGATTTGACGAAGATGGGATCAGGGCTTTTAAGTCTAATCCCTTTGCTTACGAACCCCCGCTTTTACACAATCTGAACATCCGGGCCAAACTTACGAAGGAAAACGCCGAACTGAAAGCAGAGATTGCTCGGCTCAAAGGTGGGTCCAAAAAAATCCTTGATAAAGTGGAAACCATTTCCAGACAGAAACCCAAAGTGACCGGAAGCAGTTCTTCCGCGTCTCACGGGGGAGGTGGGATTGACGTAGAAACGCTCGATGAACGGGCTATCTCGAAACTCACCGACGAGCAGTTGAAAGCACTACTCGCAAAACCAAGACGATAATTAAGGAGTTCGTATGGCTGTTACCTCGATTCCCAGTACCAATGCTTCTGTAAAGAAACTCTGGTATGAAAAGTTCTTTCGGGATACCGAAAAAGAGCTGTATACCAAACGATTTATGGGTGAAGGGGATAATTCCCCCATCCAGGTTATCCGCGACCTTTCCAAAGACCGCGGCGACAAACAAGAATTTTTGCTGGTTCCTCGTCTCGATGGGAACTTCATCTTGGGTTCTTCCGGTCTGTCCGTTGAAGGACGCGAACAGTCCCTGGTCGAATACGGGATGGAACTCACCCTGGAAGAATACAAACTCGCTGTTCGGACCAAACGCGGATTGGATGCTAAGCGCCCCATCTACGATCTGGAAAATACCAGCCGGGAACGCTTGATTCAGAACAATGCCGAAAAACTTGACCAGTTGTGGTTTGATGCGGCCTTCAACAGCCCCACCAAAGTGGTCGGACCCAACGCCCACAATACGGCTGCCACTCTGACGGTTGCTGACACTCTCACTCCGTCATTCTGCCGCAAGCTGTTTTACCAAGCCAAATACGGTTTCACCGTTGGGGCTGGCCGGGTTATCATTCCGATGCGTCCTATTCGCACGGGCGGAAAAGAATATTTCATTCTTCTCGTTCACGGCTACGCGGTTTATGACATGAAAGAAAATGCCACGTATCAGCAGAGTGTTCGTGAAGCGATGGAACGTTCCGAGAACAACCCGATCTTCGGCGGCGCTGTTGCGGTTATTGAAAACATTGTCATCCACGACCACGAAAATGTTCCGTTTGCTCTCACTGGTGGAACCGGTGGGAATGTTCCGTATTCCAAGGGTATTCTTATGGGTGCTCAATCGACCCTTTGGGCCTGGGGCAAAAATACCGAAATCATTCGCAAAATACACGGGTATGAAGAAGAAGTGGGTTATGCCACCAAGACCATCTGCAAAACGCAGAAACCTGTCTTTAATTCCGCCGATTACGGTTCCGTGGGTGTTGTCGTTGCCTGTTCGAACCTTGGCGCGTAAGGAGTATTGAACAATGGCTGCTGAAAATACCAAACTTTCTGCTCTGGCTCACCCCGCGGTTAGCCATGTTGGGGATACCTTTGAAGATCAGCTCTTCGTTGACTTCTCCGGCGCGGCCCATGCTGGGTCTGCCAGTTCCGCGTATAACCTCGCCAGTGCCGACTATTTCAAGGCTTTCAATGTCCCAGCCGGTGCGGTTATCACTGAATTCGGATGGGTAACTCACACCACGGATGCCCAGAATCCCACCTTCACTATCACTGGTGTTGATGGGACTTCCACGGGGGAAGAGATGAAATCGGCTACCGCCATCGGTGCCCAGTACGCCGCGATCATCGTTCACGATACCACCCCCGTTGAGTTCGCTTCCTCCTCTGGATATGTCCAGATCACAGGTGGAACGGCGACCAACGACGCGGGTAAAGTGACCTTCTTCATCAAGGGTTTCGTCGCTAAGCGGCAAGCCTAAGTTGACCTGCTGATGATAGGGGGTGGGTAATCGCCCATCCCCTATTTCACTAAGGAGTAAGCGAATGGCTACGCCAATCCTCTATGTTAGAAATCAGATTATCGCTAGAGCACTTCGCCTTGCTCAGATTTCCTCAGACATGGGGGTTATGGATGACCAGAAAGTCATACAGGCCGGGGATGCTTTGGCGACGTTGCTCCGGGCTTGGCAAGAAAAGAAAGTCAATCTGTGGGCGGAGAACTGGATTACGTTCACGCTCACAGTTTCTTCCAACGTCATTGGAACGGATGCGAAGTATTATCGTTGTATCAAGGGGCATACTTCCACGTCTTCGAGTTCCCCAGGTGTCGGGTCGAACTGGTCGACCTATTGGGAGCAAGACGATTCTGCAACTACGTCGGCGGTTGCTTGGGCAGCAGGAACCGCATACGTTACCATCGCGGAGATTTCGGCTACGGACTGCTACGCTATCATTAGCTCGTTTGTCCGGGATGGTAAAAACGAGTACGATCTCCGACTTGCAGATTCGCTTGAGTTTTTCAAAACGTCCGACCATGAAACTCTTCAGCTCCCGACGATGCTCTGGTTTGACAATAAAACGAAGGTCATCAGCCTTTCACCTATTCCAGACACAACTAATTATGTGATTCACGCTTTGGTTATTCGCCAATTAGAGAATCTCTTAATCGACGGGCAGCCCCCAGACATTCCAGCGTCATACCAGGACGCCTTGGTATATTGTCTGGCTGCGAATCTAGCTGATGAAAACGGGCTTCCCATTGAGAGATGCCAGTATCTTCGGGCTACAGGGGAAAGATATCTCGCCCAGGTTATGTCCGGGCCATTTCAGGACAAGCGTAAAACGCAGGGGTTGAAATCTATGTATCCGAGGTTCAAGTAATGAAACGAATCTTTGCAGCGTTTTTCGTCTTTTGGTTTGCATTTTCGGGCCTCCCGGCGGTTGCGGCTGGGGTTCAGATTGATTTCCTTCTGGCTGGTTTGCGGAATCCTCTTACGGACGCTTTCCTCGCGAATGGGCTTGTTTATACCTATGCCGCCGGAACCACCGCGTCAAAGTCTCTCTACATGGACGCGGCTCTTGTTTCCGCAAGTACGAATCCCGTGGTTCTGGATGCCTACGGGCGGGCCGTTCGGTATGGTTCTGGAAAGTATAAATTTGTCATTAAAACTTCGGCGGGGTCTCTGCTCTGGACTTTGGACAATCTGGAATACTCTTCGTGTTCGACTTTGGCGTCTCAAACGACAAATCCTTTTGGGGCTACGTTGAAAGTGACGAATTTCACGACTTCCAATCTAACGGCGACTCTAGCCGCCGACTTGAACGCAAATGGGTATCAGATTCACAATGTGGCTACGGCGACCCTTCCCTACGATCTTGTGACTTTGGGGTATGTGGATCAACGAGACTTTTCAATTACTGCCGCGACTACTGCGTCCTTTTCTACATTGGAAGCTTCCATAGCGTCTACAACGGCCAGTAATACGGCAGCATTCGCGTCTTTGTCCTCAGTCATTGGATACGCTTTCGATTGCTCTCTGATGGTGTCAAGCCCTTCGTATGCTATCAACATTTACGTGCTTGCCTCCGGCGGCCCCCAGATACTAGACGACTTTGTTGTAACAAATGCGGATTCTGTTTCTACCGCCACCTTTCATATCACAATACAGGGCTACGCTCAAGTAGGGAGAACTCCGCCCTTTCCCGGAGGGCTGACGATTGTTCAGACTGACGTAATCTTGTCCATGTCTGACACCGATGGAAATCTGTATACTTCCACGCGGGTATTTACTGCGGAACTTGCTTCAACGGTTCAGCATATCAACGCTTCTCCTTTTTCCCTTTCTGCGAATGTAGATGTAGGCCCAGGGGTTTCCAAAACTATTCGGCTCGTAAATTCTCATTTCTACGGGACTGGTTCCGATGTGGTGGGAGCAGTCGGGCTATCTACAGATGATAGGTGGTATAATTGGTTTCGGGTGAAATAACATGGGAGTATCTCAAAGAATAAATTTAATTCAGAAGCCATACCCGTCTCTGGAGGGGATCATTCCTCCAGACGGGTCGGCTTCCCTCATTGATGGTATTATCGACGAAAAAGGTTCTCTCCGAAGGCGTCCAGGCTTGTTCAAATGGCACACTCTTCTTTCCGGGGAAGATTTTATAGCGGCCGCTGGGCAAGGTGTTTACTATTGGGACGCGAAAAAAATATTCATTTCCGTGGTGGCTGGTAGAGTTTTCGCTAATCACACCGGGAATCCGGCTGATTTCATTGAGATTACCAACACGATGACCAAGTTACATCCCACAAATCCGGTGTGCTTTGCAGCTTCCGGGGAATGGTTGATGATGGCAAATGGTCGTAAGGATCAGGCTGTTCTCGAATGGAATGGGTCTAGCACCTACGCTACTTTCTCTTCTACTTCCCCGAAAGACGTTATCAAGTTAGCTTACATTGACGGATATTTTCTGGCTCTCCCTGATAACTCCCAACTTTGGTATTACACCAATGCCTCCGACCTGGAGCATGTTTACGGTGTGACTCCGATGGCTTGGAATCAAGTTCCATTGTCAGCCGATGGGAACCCAGATATCATCAAAGCTGTTGCGGTTGGATGGCGTGAAATCATGCTTATCGGGGAATTGTCTACTGAGGTATGGTATAACTCGGGTGCTGAATTGCCCGAACCCCCATTCGCGAGGATGGAGGGTGCGTTTATCGAACAGGGGATCTCGGCCACAAACTCTCTTGCGTTGATTGACAATGCTTGGTTTTGGTTGAACCACCAACGGGAAGTTATTCGGTTGAATGGGAGAAATCCCACGGTGATCTCCCTACCAATCCGCTCTCAACTTGCTGGGTATCGGGAAGTGGCCGACGCGATTGGCTTCAAATATGATCGCTTTTACGTGCTTACCTTTCCCACGGAAAACGTTACATGGGTATTTGATCCTCTCATGGACGCGTGGTATCAGTGGGGGAAATGGGAACAGGAGCAGTCAAAGTATGATCGCTGGCTTGTGAACAGCGTTACTTTCGTCCCGCGTTGGGGCGTAAGTGTTGCCTCGTCTCGAAACAATTCCCGGTTGTTCCTGATTATTCCTGGTTTATGCACGGATGATAATGAAGTTCTGGCGATGGAATACTGTTCAGGGCTATTGGATCGTGGAACGTATCGGCGAAAGATCTGTAACGAACTGATTTTGAAAGTAAAACGTGGCGCCGTTACGGACAAATCTATCGGGTTTGATTTCACTTTTGATATTCCTGACGCCCTTCGATGCACATATTTTGAATACGAGATTCCCTATCCCGGTGAGGGAGCCAGTGTTTCAGTGACCGGGCTTCCGGCCGGACTTGTCTTTAATACAGGCACGCGAAGAATTCACGGCATGCCCACGGCATCGGGAGTTTTTGCATTGACGGTAAGCGTTACGTTTGCGAGTGGTTTTACGATCAACTACCCGGTTTCGTTTGCAGTATTAGACGTTACCCCGGTTATTCTGTTTCCTGGGGAGGCTTAACGATGGCGACCGCAACGATTACCCATGAGTATGTTAGCGATGCGACTGTAAGCCCTGCTGATGGTTCCGTTGCCACCGTTGGGGATATGGTTACGATAACGGCTGTAGCCGCGCATCCCGTGGAAGCCCCGATCACGCTTTTCCTAGTGAACGGGGTAGATTACTCACTTTACAACACTGTAACGATGGCGATGCCCTCCGAGGGAATCAGGGTTGTATGTTGGTGTTTAGACGTATTCCCCGATGTTGGAGATTACCCTATTACCTGTGTCCATCGAGTAGACCCGGCGGAAGATGAGAAAATCCCGAACGGCGACCCCAACGCGTCTATCTTTCCAAGTGGACAGTGGCCCTTTAGTCTTGTGTCTCATATTGCCACCCTCAAATTCACAGCCAAAGAATTGTTGAATGCCCCCGTTCGTGAGGTAGGACTACAAAAGGGTAAGTGGTATAGATGTTTATTCTTCAGAAATGATTGGGCTTTCTACGGTCAGATTGATGAGGGAGTTCCCGTATATGAGTGGGCAGAGAAAGATTTTGGAGGCGGTCAAGTAGCTCGATGGCCAGTCTTTGTCCGGTTTGACCATCCGTGGTTAGAAGAGACCATAGCGCATCTAATTGGTTGGGTCTATGGTTGTACTCCCCCGTCCTCCAATACGTTCCTTCTTCGGGATTTATATATAGGAATTCAGTCTTGGAGTACTCACGCCGTATGTGGGGCTATATTAACCGAAGGGTTTCCTACGGAAAACGAAGACGCCAATGTCGGGGATTTCGTGGGAACCGCCTGGGGAATGACCCACATGCCCTACGGGAAGCACATTACCGACCACGAAGTTTGGTGTTCATTCAGACGGATGAACAAGGATGGAGATATTGTGGTCGACACCCCGCAGGGAGAGAGGAAAATTTATCATCTCTATCACGTCATTAAAAATAACGCTGAAATCGTCCCGGCCCACGGAACCCCTTTACTGGAGGGGAGTTCAGTAACCATCAAAGCCACTGCTGATACCGGAAATGTGCTGAACTTGTTTACCGTGAATTCTGTGGATCGTCTCACAACCAATCCTTATGAAAAGACGAATGTTCAAGCTGATGTTTACGTTAGTGCGTCGGCTCTCTATGAGGCCCCCCCAGCTACAGACGGAACCCCATATTCATTTCAATGTACTTGTGAAATTTGCGGTGTTCAAGTTTGGAGTGCCGATGGCCTTCCCCCCGGTTTAACTATGGATGCAGATACCGGGCTTATTTCCGGGACAGTTCCCTATAATACGGCGGCCGGGGATTTCACAGTTACCGTGACTCTCCTGAATAACGGTGTTTCTACGACACGTCAATTCAAACTTTCGACTATCTTTGTTGCCAATCCGTTTTATGGTTCGGTCTGGGAAGCAGTAACAAAATTGGAAGACGCGATTACTGCAATCTGTGAACTCGCCGACGGATCTGTTCTTCTTGGAACTCTCAACGGTAAAATCTACAAAGCCCCGGCAACGCTAGATTCATTCGTTCTGAAAGCAACTGGAGCCGGTCCAATTCGGGAAATCCGTTTATTGAGTACTGGGACAATTCTGGCAGCCTCCACAACCAATTCTCTCCGGTCTGTTGACGCTGGGGAAAACTGGACGAATATAACGAATCCATGGTATGCACACATTGTCACAGATTTCCTTGAAGCGTCTGACGGGGCCATCTATATGGTTTCAGGAATGGGCCCTTGGGGAACATTAGAACTTAGTTCATCGACTGATGACGGGGCTACTTTTGCCGGAGTTTCTAGTTACGCCGCGATGATGGCTCAATCTAGTAAACTCATCGAGGGGAGTGACGGAAAACTCGTGACCTCAAGTTCTACCTCTGGCTACGCCAATATCTTTTATTCAGTCCCTGGATCGGCTTGGGTGAATGCTGTGGTTTCCGGGTTGTCTGATACGTGGGTCGGGAACTTTGTTACTATCGAAGACGGAAGTATGCTCACAAGTCTGGAAGACCGGGTATACAAAGGAAATGCCGCCGGGGATACCTGGGCGTTGTTCGAGACTCTTCCCGCGTGGGGCGGCCTCGTTACCCCGGCGAGAATCGGATGCCTCTATGCCGATGTTTTGGGGGACGTGAATGCCGTTCTCGTTTGTCATACGAACGGTATATCGGTGTCTCAAGTTCTCAGGTCCACTGATGGTTTTGCCACGCATACGGCTTCGGAAACCGCAATCGACGGAGATAGAGGGTATAAGATTATTCGATTGTCTTCTGGGAAGCTTCTTTTAGGAACAAACGGGGCCACCACGAATCTGTGGTCATCGGAGGAATAATGGATACGACAGATAAAGCCTATCTTACGATCCAATGGAAAGACGATGACCGACCCAATGTTTCAAACGAAAGGCGTATTGATTGCGGTCAAGTCGGAGAAACCGGGTGTTTTGTTTCCGAAAAGAGAATGGGCATTTACCGGGGAAGGCAATACACCATTCGTATTTCTGACCCCAGAAATATTATCATCGTCGGGGCTGAGGAAGACGGGGAGGTATTACCGTGGTAGTATCAATCCCACTCAGACCACCTGTGAAGGGAATGACAGGAGAAGAACTTGACCGATGGTTCTTTGAGGTGTATCGTAAAGTTAAAGAACTTGAAGCACGGATCGCGGCGTTAGAAACGCCAGCCTCATAGGAGAATAAGGTATGGCGGATATTTTTTCAAAAGCTATGGATTGGCTGACCGGGGAAGATAAAGCGAAGAAAGCCCGGAATAAGGCCCAAGAAATTGCAAACGCTTCTCTTGCCGCGCAAAAGTCTTATGCTGAGCAAGGGCTGAATGCTTACACAGATTACATGCAGAAGGCTTTACAGTCTTCGACTGAGGGGCAAGATAAAGCGATTGCGGCCCAGTTAGCCGGATCTCAGGCGGCTTTGGATTTGGCCCGTCAAGGCGCGGCTCAGAAGATGAGTTGGGCGTTACCGACACAGGCCGCGTCTTTGTCAGCTTTGCAGGCTCTCCCCCAGATGCAGGCACTGTTAGGAATGCAGGCGTATAATCTTCCTACTTCGATTGACACGTCTACCCCAGGTAGTGTGAATTTGGCACAACTTTATAAGAACGCCCAACAGGGTCTTTCCACAGGCGGAGCAACCGGGGGAACGGCGGGGGCGGGTGGAACGACTTCTTCCTATGCTTTGACGCCCTACACAGGAAAGACCATCAATATCGAGAATTCTCCCCTGTTCAATTATCAAAACAAACAGATGCAGGAGAATGTAAATCGGGCTTTGATGGCTCGTGGATACGGAGCTTCACCTGCCGGGGCTGCTATCCTCGCCAACGAATATGCCAAACTGACCGCCAATGAAGCAGATAAAACCTATGGTCGGCTCCAGTCCATGTTTCAGGCTGGCGCCGGGATGGGTGGGGCTACAGGTGGAGAAGCGGCTGGAACGACTATGGGAAATGCAGTTTCTGGCCTTGGAAGCAACCTTTCCAATATTTACAATCAAGCAGCTAACGCTCGTTCCGGGTTGTATGAGCAAGCCGGTCAGACAGCATCATCTATGTATTCGGCTCTTGGGAATCAAGCCGCGAATGTTGGGGCTACTCAAGCGCAAGCAGCGCTGAGTAATGTGGGAAAAAGCCCCTTGTATACAGCTCTGGATCTTTACCAGCTCTATAAGGGCGGGACTGGTGGCGGGTATAATCTGTTCGGGACTGGCGGGGGTTCTGTGACCGGGGGAACCGGCGGGTTATTCCTGCCCGGATATTAAGGAGTCTATATGGCTTTCACAGGATGGTATCAGCCGATAAATTGGGATCTTGTTCAGAAAGGGGAATCCCCTGCTGAATCCACTTCCAAGGCGATTCAAAATTTCCTTGAGAACCAGCGCCGTACTGAATTAACGAAAGCGGAAATACAAGAACGGGAAGCCCGAACCGCAGAGTTTCAGGCGCAAGCTTTGGAAAGATCCCAGAAAGCCCAACAGGAACAAGAAAAGAATCGGAAGCTTGCTGAAAAAACAAAGCTAGAAGCTGAAGCTCTGGCGGCTATGCAACGGGCTAGACAGCAAAACCCTTCACTAACCCAAACCCAGACTATGAAGGTATTGAAAAACGAGCTTCTATCCCGTGGGTTGTCGGCTAAAGATATTGACACCCAATACCAGAAGCGGCTAGAACAAGTTTTCAAAAATAACACCCCTTACGAATTGCGTAAGGATGTTATGGATTATTGGGATTTGCCTTATACTCGGGAACAATATGAGAAAGAGACTCGTAAAGTAATGGGCCTGGGTGGGGAGGCTCTTGTGGATATTGGGACTGGGGAAGAGGTTGCACCTCAGATTGCCGCTAGACTCCGACAAGAGAAATACCAGACTAAAGCGCAGGAGCGTGTTGCTCAACTGCAAGATCGGCTTAAACTAGCTTCTGTTACCGATGCGAACGCCAGAGAAAGAATTCTTTTGCGTGAGTCCCTCCGCGAAAAGTCGGGCAGAGAGACAAAAGAAGAACAAGCGAAAAAGGCCAAGCTCTATACCCTCCAATTAAATCTAGCAAAACTGGATGGGAGAATCGCGGGTATCCAAGAAGATCCTATCATGTTAAAAGAGGTAAAAGTTACTCGTCTCCGTGGGTTGATGAAACAGCGTGGGGTCATGGAAAAAAGATTGGGGGAACTTGGAGAAGATAACATACCCTTGGAGACCCCGGTAGTAACTCCGACCCCTGACACCCAGGAGAAGCCAAAATTCAAGCTCCCATCTCAGATGTTTGGGGGTCAAAAGTGAGTTATCTTCGAGAACTCATGTCAGCAAACGTCGAGGGGTGGCCGACTGATCCCGACGAGCAGGAAAAAGAGATTCAGGTTGCCCTGCAAAACCCGAAGTATCTGGTGGATCTTTTCCGAAGCTCAGTTGAAGGATTCGATCAACTCGACGATGCGACCCAATCGAAGGAAATCAAATTAGCCCTTCGTCAGCATGAACGCACGATATTGGGCGAAAAGCAGCCCTTACTTGAAGCCGAGCAAGCAACGCAAGCTGAGAATGCGCGATTGTCAGATACTCCTCTTGCAGAAGGACTTACCCCCAATACAGCGTTACGGACAGCAGAATCCCTTGCGGGATCTGTGATGA